TTGCGTTTCCTGTAACTGTTGCACTTCCTGGAACGTTTACACTGGTGTTGCATTTACCAACAGTTAATGTTGTTCCGCATTGTGGCTCAACTGTGTTTACTTCTATCTTACTCATTAAATTACTACTACCGTTCCTGTTATAGTTTGTGTTCCAGTTACTGTAACTGGTCCTGCTAACACTCCTGAGTCAACTGTCTGATCTTCAGACAATGTTGAATTGTGTGTGACTACATAAGTTGTAGCTTCCATAATTGGTGAAATAGTCTTAGTAGATGGTATGGTACAAAATACTTCTTTTTCACCCGCTGAAAAATTAACTAAGTTATTAGAATTAGTTGAAGATATTACTGTTGCTCTTGATAAAGTTGCAGTGCCGGTTGTGGTCAATGAATAACCCATTCCAGAATGATATTGACAATATGTATATAATGTTGGTGCAGAAGCAGCTACCGTAAGTTCTAATCTTCTAGTAGTTGCAGAAGCAAAACCAGATACGTAAGCGGCTTCACTAACAGCACTTCCATCTAATTTGTAAACTACACCTGTATTATAACTTGATCCCCCACCATGTGTCCCATCTGCAGTGGTTGAAATTTTAAGTGGATGTGAATCTACCGAAGAGTCATCCATATTAAAAGTGTATGTTACACCTTCAGCTAAATTAATTGTAGTTTGTAAACTTCCGTCTGTATAATATTTGTTTCCACTTCCTGGATTGACAACAGTAATAGCTAAAGTAACACCAGCGTTAACAAGGCCAGTTCCAACTTCAAATTCATCAGATCCAGTATTTGTTATGCAGTAATATGTATTTTTACCCGCACCAATACCTCCAACAAACCCTATGAAGTCTTGAGTTGCACCTAATAAAGTAACTGTTCCAGTTCCTGTAGAGGTGCTTGTTTCTTTAACTCTATCATCAATGACAAGAGCCATGCATCCTCCTTATGTTAATCTTAGTATTGCTGCTGATGTTGTAAATGCTGGAAACTGAATAGTAAATGTTCCTGCAGTTGCAGTTTTATCTCCACCAAAATCTAAAACACAAACAGCATCAGTAGTACCCGAACCACCATCAGTTGTTGTATTATAAATTAAAGCTCCTCTAGCTGTTAATGTAACACCAGTAAAAGATAAATCAGCAAAGTCAGTAATTGCTATTGATGATGAAACTTTTACACCTTGGTTTACAAGTGCTTTACCACCCGCAGTGTATCCTGAAGAAGTAACTTCAGTATTAGATCCACCACCTGGATTTGTTGAATAATTTTCTGTTGATTTACCTAAAGTTGCTGATGATGTATACATCGCTAATTTATATGTATCAGATGATGTATCAAAATCGTGTTTCCCTTGAAGTAATTCTTTTTTAAATGAATTACATATTGCGTTAGTTGTTATAGCCATTTTATTCTCCTTTTAAATTTTATGGTGATGGTGAAGGTACCTTAACTCTAGGAACTCCATCATCGTATTCTGCTCGTCTTCTTCTACCCATTTGTTGTAAGGCAAAAGCTTCTACTTCCTCATTATACTTTGTTTTATAAAGATTGTACATATCCATAGGACCTTTCAAATAAGAAAAAGCCTCAGTTAACACACCATGTAATAACATAGATTCTTGATACTCAGATAAATAAGTAGCATTTGTTGAAGTAAAATTAGGTGGAGTTACAATATAGTTTAATTGAACTGCGTAAGCTTGATCTGGAGTTGGTGCTACAACAATTGAAGCATCATCCCAATTAGCATAATATTTAGGCTGTCCTGTACTTCCAGCACCATTGTATTCTGATATAAAACTAGTGTCTCTTTTTTCCATAAAAGTTCTAGCACTTGTAATACTAGTATCTGCAAATACTTGTAATGATCTAATAACTAAAAAATCAGCAGGTGTCACTAAAAATCTTTTATTTGCAGTAAATGATGAAGTTGCGTATTTTCTAGTGTCATCGTAATCAACTTTACCTGCAATATCTAATTCTATATTTCTAATAAATTGACCTAACAAAGTATCACTTAAAACATTAGCATCTACTTCTGTGTAGCTTCTAATCTGTGTTAAAAAAGTTGAATAAGCTATAGCCATTATGTAATACTCACTGTTACAGTACCTGCGGTACTTGTTAATTGTCTTTGTCTATTTTGTTCTGCACCACTATCAGGTTGCATACCTGAAGATTCAAAAGCAAACTCTCCAGGAAGAACTAAATCAATTGTTGTGAATCTAGAGCCACCAGATTTTAAAGTAAAATCTTGAGTCCTACTATTTTGTAATGCTATTGCATCTGCTTTTATTGTTTTTCTTCTTATCTGAGGTTGTTTAGATTCAAATTCAGATATATGTACTAAAGCTCCTGTCCATTCTCTTACCATTTCTTTATAAGGAAATGCCATGCCTGATCTATCGGATATAGCAAGAGATTGTTTTCCTGTTGCGTAATTAGCCATTATACACCATCTCCAAAATAAGTTTGTGGTGAAATATATAAAGAAGTTCTAGAACCATCTTCATCTAAAGCTCTTTTCATCTCATCTTCATAAGCCATTTTTAACATTTGAGTTCTATCTGCAGCTTTTAAAAAAGAAATATAATATGCAAGACCTGCAACCATACAAGGTAAAAATCTATAAGGAGCATCTGGAGTATTTGTATATCCTCCAGCATCTTCTATTCTTCCAATATAATAATATTTTACGTGGGTGTATGTTGTTTTATTAGGTGTCTGATATAAATAAATTTTAGGAGTAATATGTCTTTCAACATAATACTGAGAAGGTTGACCTGTAGCACCTTTGTTAGGTAATGCAGCGTAAGTAGATCTATCAATTTTAGTTATAGAAACATCTTGAGTATCAGCAGTAGTTCCTGATGTTGTAGATATATAAGCTTCTAATACATCGCTACAATCACTTGGTGTAGTGTATTCAGAAGTTCCTGCAGTTAATTCTTGTGATTTATTTTTTACTTTCCAAAGATGTAATCCACGATTACCCCATTCAGAAAATAATATATTTAAATTTCTTCTAGCTCTTTTTAAATCATATCCCGAAGCTGTAGATAGACCACATCTTTCATATGCTTCATCTATAACTTCGTCTATATTTAAATTAAATGCTGTAGTCCCAGAACTTGCCATTATAATAAATCCTTATAGTAATTATCTTTAGTTAAAACCACACCACCTGTATTAAATTTTTTTCCTCCAGATGTATTTCTAATTTCTTCTCTTATTTTTCTTAAACCTTCACTAATAGCAGACTGTTCACTCATATCTATTCGTAAGTCATCTACTATTGCATTAAATCTTTTTTGATTCGCTGGACTTGCATTTTTATAATATTTTTTTGCGTAATCGTAAGCCATTAAACTATACCTCTATAATAATCTGCCATACCACCCATGTTTGCTTTAGCAATTGTTTTTACATTAGTTGGTTTAGGTCCACTATTACCTGCAGATCTTTTTCTTGCAACAGCACTCTTTTTCTGAGAGTCTGTCATCCTTGCAGCTTTTGCAGCAGGGACACATTTTGGATATTTTCTTTTTGAACTACTCGCAGATTTTCTTCCACATTCTTTGTATCCTCCACCTTTTTTCTTTGAACCTATATCAACCCATTTTTCATTAAACCATTTTTTAAGGCCACCTTCTTTCATACCTCCTGCTGGAACACAGTTGGGAACCATTCTCCCACCTTTTTTCTTCATGCCCTTTTGGACATAACCTTCCCAACAAGTACCTCTACTCGACATCTATCATGTCTCCGTAGTATGAAACTAGACTTTCGTTAGATACTGGTTCTCCAGCAATCTCACTTTTCATGTAAGATCCTACATAAGTACCTGTATTTGCCTTAATTGTTTCTAATGTTTGTGCTTGTTTTTTATGTAATGCAGATGCTTTATGTAAACCTTTTACAACTTTTTTAATTTTTATTTCTGCACCCTTACTAGCTTTTTTAGGTCCCCAATCTTTTCTTTTTACTCCTGAAGGATCTTTTGCTTTACCAGCACAAATTTTACTAGCGTATGCATTCGCATATGCAGACGGGTAAACTTTAAATTTTCTTTTAGCGGCCGCTTTGCCTCTAGCACATAGTTTTGTCATAGTGTTTAAGCCTTTTTCTGTTGTACAATCGTTTTGATTGTATCACTTTTGGTCTAAACAGTAAATGTCCTAGCGAGAGGATTTTTTTTATTGGATTTTTTAATTTGAAGCTTCTTTTTTTGTTTTTTTGTGTTTTTTGGGTCACCTAATTTACCATCTATTTGTTTAGATATTTGTGTTCTTCCTATTGTCATACTAAATCCTTAGCCTTTCCTATTATTGGTTTATACTTTGTTTTACCTTCAGATTTGTATGCATGCAAGAATTGTTTTCTTGGTTGGTCAGTAGTATAGCTACAATGTATCCACCCACTGTTAGGCTCATTAGGAGTATAGAACTCCAATATCAATTGATCATAGTCTAGGTTTTGATTAATCCAATCAGCTAACTCAGCATTGTCTACACCAATACATTCGAAGTCTGCCGCCTCAGCTTTTGCATGTTGACTATTAACTGAGCTGCCTATTTTTAGGCAAAGCTGCTCTGAACGAAATCCGCTAGTTACTTTTACTCTGCCGAAGTGGTCACGTACCGGCTGTAAAATATTTTCACAAAGTGCTTTTAATTTTTCTATTTGACCTGAGTTTGGATTGTTATTGATATCCAAACGGATAGCTGTATCTGATTTAATTAATTCTTGTAAACTAAAATTACGTGTCAATTCCATAATTACTCCAATATTAATTTTTTAATTGATTTTGATCCGTCTACGTTCGACTCGAGCTCCGCCATCGACTTTATACACTGGTAAACAACATTATTATTTTTATTTGATCTCATTGCAACTCGCTTTCCTTTCAAGCACATCGACATTGAGGGTTTACCTGATTCAGGATCAATTTGAATTCTGTGTTCTTTGATCTCTCCGTTGACAATCATAAGTAGGGCTACAATCAACTCCATTAATGACCTCCGTTTTGTCTTACCTTATCTTTTAATTCTTCAATATCAGCTAACGCTTTATCTAACTGTTCTCTTAAAAATTCTATATTAACTTTGTTAGTCATATTCATCTCTTGAGTCTGTTCCATTTTCTCTACAGATTTATAAAGATCCTCAATTAAAAATATTTGCTCCTGGTCCACGGGCACTTGTTCACTTTTTTTAAGCAAGTCATTTTGGAATAACTCACGTGATGTCTCTAACGATACCAACCTCGCAGTCAGCTCCGTATATGCGAACACGCCCATTGCTACGAGCACGATTAGGCTAGCTACCGTCTTCATTGGCATCTGCACACGTGCCTCTTCTCCGATGTTGAGTGGTCTATTGGACACCTGGTCCTCCGCAGAGAGCCAAGACAACTAACATTACAATCAGTAAACCTGTAAAGTAATAGTTCATCCTCTGATACTCCATAAAAACCTAAAATAAATTATTTAATAATTATTGCTGCAACTAAAACTGCAAATACAAGACATTCTATCTTGTGATCTGACCAATAATGAGCAACTTTAATTTTGATTTTATCTATCATATTTGTCTCCTTTGTTTATTCTTTTTACATTTACATCTTGGTGCAAATAATTTGTCTATCCAGGAAGACCAAGTATCTAGTGCACCAAAAAACGAATATATAAAACGATCAATCATTGTTCTAATTAAAACCCCTAGTATTAATAAAATAAATAACAGCCAAAGTATAACATAGACAATAGAGTCTAGAAATAACCAGTATGCTTTTTCTAGCACTTCCAACGTCTTCTTGCGGCACATATTCTCTTATCTGGAGTTTTACTGC